GATATATCGAGGAGCAATAAGCATTAGCACACACAGAACAAAACTTTTTATAACAATCAAAAACAAAAACAAATGAAAAACTTAGCAACAGCATTAGTAAAGGCTCAAAGTGAAATGAGCAACCCCAAGAAAGGCAATACAAACCCTTTTTTCAAGTCAAAGTACGCTGACCTTAATTCTGTAAGGGAAGCAGTTATACCAGTATTAAATGCCAATGGAATTAGCGTATTGCAGCCTATGGTAAATATTGATGGCAAGAATTTTATCAAAACGATATTGGTACACGAAAGCGGAGAGATGCTTGAAAGTTTTACCGAGATAGTTTATGCTAAACAAAATGATGCCCAAGCGCAAGGTAGTGGAATAACCTATGCTCGTAGATACGGACTTCAATCTTTTGCTTGTGTAGGCGCAGATGATGATGATGGCAATGCTGCTTCACAGCCACAAGTTAAATATACAACTAACAATTTTATTAAGCAGCTTAAAAACGATATGTCTATTGCGGAAATACAAAAGAAATTAGATGGCTGCAAGACCATTGACGAACTAAACACTTTGTTTCCTACAATTACCCCAATGACAGAGGCTATTAAAGCTATGTTTTCTGCTCGTAAAATTCAACTAAAATGATAGCACTTATAGATGCCGATAGCCTTTTTTACCTCTCTTGTTATAAACTTGATGACCCCGCTTTTGTAGAAAAGTGTGGGTTGTCAAATGAGGATGCCGATACAATTATTGAAAGCCTTGCAGAAGTTGGAGCAGATAGGCTAGAGAATATGCTTAATGACATTCTACTAGACATTAGCAATGACGAGAACAATATAGAAATTTCAGCAGTTGAAATCTATGTTACAAATTGCAAAAACTCAATAAGAAAAGACATAAGCAAGGAATACAAGGCTAACAGGCAACCAAACCCAATTGTCAATTGCCTTCGTAAAGCCTATATTAGCAAGAACAACGCTATCTACTCTGACACCCTTGAGGCAGACGATTTAATCGCAGACAGAGCAAAGGAATTAGGGGAATTTGGATGTATTATCGTTACAATGGATAAGGATTTGATGCAAATCGGTGGTTTTGTCTACAACTTCTATCGGAAACCATCGGTAAGGGATGAAGAAGGTAACGAGATTGAGGTGTTTAAGCGCAAAGGTTTAAGCTACACTACAAAGTTTGATGCTCAAAAGTTTTTAGCCAAGCAGCTAATTAGTGGTGATGCTGGTGATAGAGTGCAAGGATTACCCAAATATGGGGCTGTTAAGGCTGCAAAAATCATTGACCCTATAACTAACACCTTCGGACTAATTAAAGCGGTTGTAAGCGAATATAAGAAGGTTTACGAAGAAGATTACATTGAACCATTACAAACCAATTTTCGCCTATTGTATTTAGGTGCTTATTAATATGCCAACACTATTAATTGATAAAATCTCTTTGGGTAAAATAAAGACTATCTACTCCCGAAAAGGAGAAAAAGTTACCATTATTTCTGACCACAACGGAACGCTAATTGTTGAGAACGACAAAACAAAAGTTAGGTTTAGTGTGAAGGAATGTGAAATTAAAATTTAACGTTTTGCGGCTTGGCGTATGTGCCGCTTGTAGAAATGTAAATTATAAACCACAAATGCTTATTGCGGCATTACGCTAAACCGCTGTTAGGCATCTGTAAAAAATTACGGTATTATGAGCAAATTACAAGAAATGATACACGAGCAATTACTCGAATATAGTGAGCAGTTGAAAGAACTCGAAAAGGAAATTATACGCAAATATAAAGCAGGTGAAGATTATTCTGCTGATGTAACAAAAGCGAGCGGGTTAAAAATGATGAAAGAGGAATGTGTGCGAATGATGGCACGAAAGCAGTAATTTTTTATTGTGCCTAACTTGTAGATTGGCGAAACTTAACCACAATTAAAAATTAATTCACTATTTAAAAACAAAACAAATGAAATTAACAAACCCAAAAACATCACTTGCTCACATTCTATACGAATTGATTATGCAAGGTAACAAAGGAATTACAGAGCGTGATTTCTACTACAATGGATTTAGACAAAGATTGTCCGAGATACGCAACAAGCATCTCATATCCATCAAGTCAGAAAAGCAACAATTTGTAAATACTTTTGGTCATATTGGACATTTCAATAGACACAAATTAGCTACAAATAAAAGTGATGCAATCAAGATTTACAATGAACTAAATAAATAAATTATTTATTTGTCAAAAAAAAGTGTAAACTTTGCTAAACTTATAAAGCAAAACTATGGACATAGCAGCCATTTATCGTGTTGTTACGCACAGACGTAATATAGAAAAAGCTACTCAATTGTTGAAGATTACACCAGCAGAGTTTCTTAAAGTAAAGCATAAAGCACACGAATACCTATCCGAAATCAAAGACGAGATAGATGAATACGCTATAAGCCATTTAGAAGCACGATTTAATGGCACAGAAAGCAAGGGGAAGATAACTAAAGCAAAGTTTGATGACAAGCCTATTATCAATCACGAATACGATTTAGATAAGGGTAAGCTCACAGCATTTGTTGAAGGCAAGCCAACAACAACACCATTAACTCCCGATGAGATATTGGTATTAATTGATGTAGATACAACCAAATACCGTCTTTCAAATGTCTATAACAAGCAGAAAGGCAGCGGATGGTATCTAACTTGCCAATGGACTGCGATAAAGAAGGAAGAAACAGACCTAATTGGCTTTTACGAATGGTTGGAAGACTATAAAGTACCGAAAATTTTACCTATAAAAGCATCACAAATTCAGAATGTCAATTCAGAAGAAGATGTTTGCGCTATCTTGGCTCTACAAGATATGCACTTTGGGAAACAAGGTAACGATGATATAGCGCAGTATGTAAAGGAATGCTGCCTATATCTCGCTTCCAAAGCCTACAATAACTATAATGTAGATGAATTAGTCTTTGTGATTGGTGGGGATATGCTAAATATGGACACATTTAGTGGGACAACTACAAAAGGAACTCTTGTTGAGAATAGTGGAACTGCAATGGAAGCATACATTGATGCCTACAATTGTATGGTAGATTGTATCTCTACACTTTACCAATTCTGCGCCAAGCTAAAAGTTGTGTTTATAGCGGGTAATCATTGCCGACTATCTTCATTTCACTTAGTTCACGCACTAAGCCAATCTTTTTCAAATTGGGATGGCTTAGAATTTAGCGATGAGTATGCAGAAAGAAAGGCTTTTCTTTATGGTCAAAACCTAATCTGCTTTGAACACGGAGATATTAAGACCAATAACAACCCATTGTTATATGCTACTGAGTATCCCGAAATGTGGGGCAAGAGTAAATTTAGAACATTATATACTGGGCATTACCACTCCAAGCAAATTAAAGAGGTAATCACGGAGAATGAGAAGCACGGATTTTCAAGCAAGCAATTGCCATCATTGTCTTCATCAGACTACTATCATTACCATAACAAGTTTATTGGTTCAAAGCGTTCAGCACTAATCGAAATCCACGAAAAGCAAAAAGGCTACATTGGTAGCTTTAATTACACAATAAAATAATTGACAAAAAGTTTGTTTATTAAAAGATAGATTCTATCTTTGAGCCGAAAATCTATTAGCGTGTGGTAGCACTAATGGATTTAGTTTGGGTTATTAGTTTAACCACAAGCCCCTTTCTCTACCACGATTGGGGCTTTTTCTATTTTATGATAACACTTGAACAATATATTGAAGCAAAGAAAATTGTTGCCGAATATGAGAAGCAAAACAATAATATTGATGAAAGAGATATAGCCTTTCGGACATCATTAATTCCATACGTTGAACAATACGGCAAGCAGTTAATCAGAGATTTTTATGACTATTGGAGAGAGAAAAACGCAAGTGGCAAGAAGATGAGGTTTGAGATGGAAAAGGTTTTTAATCTTGAAATGCGTATTAGCAGATGGGAAAGGAACAATAAAAAGTTTGCAAAGCCATCCAAAAAAGACGAAAGCAATATGATTAAGCTGCCCGATGGCACAATGATTGACAAAAAGGAATACTCTAAAATGTTCGGACTATGAAGAAAAAGACATACGCATTTGATTTTACCCTTGCTGACATTAAAGAGCATCAAGTTTTACCTCACAATTTTGAGATGGAACGTCAAGTATTAGGCTATTTTGTAAAACACCAATCAGAGTTTGAGCAATATTACAAGTACCTTAAACCAAAGGGAATGTTTTATAGCGAAATAAACGACAAGGCTTGGCAGTTAATCCTCGAAAAACAATCGAATAAGGTACATTATCGCCCCGATGACTTAAAGGCTCATTTTATGGCTAAGAATGACAAAGACACAGCCTTCCATTGTGTTACTCTTGCTGCTTATTCTTGCCTACCATCCGAAATCATTAATTTGTGCCTAAAGCTAAACGAATATTGGATGCAACGCACCTTTTATAGAATGGGGCATTATGTTGTAAAAAATTCTATTGATGACCAAGCAGACAAATTAGAGTTGCTAGGCAATATTTCAGATAGCACAAGCAAAATATTCTTGCACATAGCGGGAATGAAGGAGAGAAGTTTAAGTGATGCAGCAAGTGAATTGCAAAAAGAACTTGCAGACATCCAAATTGCACCAAATGGTATGTTAGGCATACCATCATCTTTACAAGGCATAAACAATGCTATTAAAGGCTACCGAAAATCCAATTTAATTATCATTGCAGCAAGTACTGGGGAAGGTAAAACCACATTAGCTTTACAAGATGCACACCATAGCCTTAAAAAAGGCATACCAATTGGATATGTTAGTTTAGAGATGTCTACCCAAGAGTTAATGATGATGATGGCTTGTGCCGAATTAGGCATTGACACCCAAGATATTCTACAAGGTGGTTGTGATATGCAGAAAGTGATTGACGTTAGCAATTACGTTAGCAAAATTGAGAAGATGCCACTAAAGATTACTGATAGAGCGGGAATGACAATTGGAGAGATTAAAGCGATTGCTAAGGGTTGGAAAGATAAATTTGGGATTAAGCAATTGTTTATTGACCACATACACTTAGCAAATGGCGATGTGGAATACAGCAACTCGGAGCAAAAGTTTACTGACATTGCTAATAAGCTAAAAGAACTTGCCAAGGAACTTGAAATACCTGTCATAGCCTTGGCGCAGTTAGCGAGAAAAGAATTATCTGACAAACGTATGCACCAAGTAACCGACATCAAGTATGCTGGCGGTATTGAACAAGCAGCAGATGTGATATTGATGCCTTTCAGAGCAGAGCATCACGGAATAGAAACAGATAATAATGGAGATAGCACAAAGGGTAAGGCTGTAATAATTATTGGTAAATTAAGACTATTGCCAAAGAACAATATCAAATGCAATTTTACAGGAATGAAGTTTACCCAAGAGGAAATTTTTACTCAACCTAAACCATTTGAGATTGACAACCCTCGTGCGGGCTTTATCCCAATGCCATCAAGACCACCACAAGAATTTTGGAACGATTAAAATAAACAAATATGAAAGGACTAAACACAATTAGAAAGATTTTTGATGTAATAGAAGATGGAGAAAAACTATCTGCAAAAGAAATTAAGCAAAGAGTAGTAGACAAATACAATGATGGAGAATATTGCGCTAAAACATTTGCAAGAATAAAGATGCAATTGGTATTGTTGCCCAGGAATGGATTTATGAATAGAGAATTGGTAAAAAAGGTTTTTGTTTATAGCAAGAACCAAAATACCGAGTTTTACTCTGAAAGGCACAAAATGCCTCAAGAAACAGTTGTTAAGCAAGTAGCTTGCTTCTGCAAAGATTTCCTAATTTGCTCTAAAAATGTAATTAACACAAGTGATTTATCAAGGTACAAAAAGATGTGTGAAGAAAACTTTGATGATATTCATTTTGTGGAATATAAAGAATTTGACACAATTGAAGTAAAGTATGTGCCTAAAATAGCCGAATACCCAAGAAAATCAAAGGCAGCACAGAACAAAATAGCCACTACAAACGAAGCAATAGGAATTGAGTGGTATGCCAACCAAAAAGTTTATAAAGTTGAAAGTATGGCTAAAGAGTTAAACTTGCCACTACCAAGAACAAGAGATGAAGTTATTGAGTTTTACAAAAAAGCAATTAAATTATGACTTTTACATTATGGTTAAGAAGTAACTTTGTAGAAATTGATGGGTACTATTATGGATGCCCAGTTTTATACGAAGGAAGATTACTCACCAAAGAAGACCTAAAAGAAATATGGCAAAGAGAGCAAAGTCGTTAATGCCCACAGAGAAAGAAATTCACGTTAATATTTGCGAGTATTTACGGATGCAATACCCCGACATCTTATTTACAAGTGATGCAAGCGGTTTGAGGGTCAGTATGGGAGTAATAATGGAGGTAAAACGTAAGTCTTGCAACTATAAAATCCCCGACCTTTTAATACTTCATCGTAATAGCCAATATAACGGCTGTTTTATCGAAATAAAGCGAAGCATAGGGGATTTGTACCTAAAGAGCGGAAAACTCAAAAATGACCACGTTAAAGCCCAAGAACAATGCTTGTTTATGTTAAGGGAGCAAGGATTTTACGCAGAATTTGGAATAGGTTATAATGACACAATTCAACAGATAGAAAAATTTTTAAACAATTAGAAAAATGACAATAGAACAAATTAACGAAGCAGACGCAGCAAAGTATAAAGCCGAGGCATTAACTTTTCAGCGCATTTTTACCCTCCTTACGCTGCTTAAAACAGACTTTTCTTATGTGGTTACTGGCAGTCCAAAGACTCTAAGAGCAATTGAGTTGCAATTTGGTAAGAAAAGCAAGCAATATGCAACCGCTAAAGAGTATTTTGATGCCCATTCCTACGGATTTGACGTTATGGTAAACACCATCCGCAAACTTGACGCTACAATCAAGAGTAGAGAAAGACTGCAAATCCTAAAATCAGAACTTACATCAGATAGAATTGCAGATTTACATTACTTTTTAGACCAAGTCTTAGAAGTTGAAAACATCAGTATTTTAAGCGAAGTTCTAAAGATAGGACTTGAACAATCAAAGAAAATTAACCAAGAAAATCCACAATAGTTATGATAAGCCCTTATGTGTTTGTAGGACTAGCAGATTATGTTATCAATCCTACCGAAAATCAAAAAGAAGTATTAATAAAAGAGTGTGTTGCAAAGTATTTTGGCATAAAGGCTGAAGATTTGTATGAAAGAAGCCGAAAATCAAAGGTTTTAATCCCTCGTCAATTGGCAATGTATTTTATCCGTACCAACACCAAAATAGGTCTTAAAGAAATAGCCTATTCTTTTGT